GGAATATTAATGTCTGCTCCAGCTACTAGATACAAATCAGTACCATCTCCGTAGATATATTCCCCACCTTCGTCATACAAATATATTCTTTTACTACTATCTATTACAACATCATCAGCGAACTTAAAATGATCTTCATCTTCCATCCAAGTTAAAACACCGTCACTTGTTTCGCCATCAAAAGTGACTGCGATATCTGTGCCAGCAGTACCATCTCCAATAGTAATAGCTGTACCTAAAAGCTTAGTTACAGGCCCACCTTCAGCAGTTGTACCATCATGGCTATGACCAGTAGATACTGCAAAAGCAGATACAAGTTGCTCAAACTCATTGTTAAAATCTGATGCTTGTACTACCTCGCCATCTACAATTTCAGTACTACTTTGTCTTGTATACGTTGAACCCATTATCTACGTCCTCCAGTTGTAAATTCTAATTGATATGAATTTATAGTAAAAGGATTATTGGCACTATTATGGTTAAGCTTAACAGCTATTAAAAATCCTGATCCTTCAATGGCTCTTCTAAATATAGGAGCACCGCTTGATCCATACACTGCATTATTGTACGTAGAAGAAGAACTACCAAAAATTGCTATTCCGCCGGGAGAGGTAATATCAAATTTTGCAGGTTGTGGTACATCTCTATCATCTGAATCATACCTAATTCTAAGTTCTGCAGCTATTGTTCCTTCTACTTCATAGTTTAAAATAACTCGTTGCATAAGTTTTCTTAGGCCGGTATCGCCAAAAGATAAATCAGGAGAGCGGTATATGGCTATAACATTTGAACCATCAAACGTATCTCCATTTTCTTGTCTACGCACATAGCCATCATACCCGCCCTCAATTATATATTCGGTATTACCAATAAAATTAGAATGCATAGATGAAGGCTTTATACCAACTAAATCTGCATATTCAAATCCAATCCCTCCTTCTGGTGTTCGTTTTAACGTAGCCAGAATACCATTACTATTTTCTGTAGTGCCGCCTGTTTTTGGGTAAAATAATCTATATTGACTTTTTCCTCTTACAATAACAGAAGTAACATTATCAAAACCAATATCTTCAATACGTGGTTGAATTGGTTTAGACACAGTACCTAATTCTATATCACCAATTCTAGCAGTAGCAGCAATTGTTCTTAATCCATCTGGAGCTAAAAATAAAAGATCACCACCTATTTCTTGTACAGAAAATCCATCCGCACAACCTAGTGTTCTTGTTACAGGCACTACTTGCCAATCTGCTATGCTTGTTCCGGTAAGTCTGTATATTCTATCTTTGCCAAAAATAAACAAAGCATCACGGAATACCTTTAATTCCACAATGCTTGTGTCAACTTTTATAGACCCCGCTCCATTTGCAGGAGTAAAATCATTTTCAAGAAAAGGTGCGGTGAATACAATTTCTTGTGGATTGGTAGACATGCCACCAAAAAAGATGTGGTCTCTAAACACAGCTACAGAAGCTGGATCAGAAGGAGCACCAGTACTACTCAATAGCGTATAAGTAGAGCCATCATATGTAGCAGCTTGATTTACATCATCTACCATTACTACTTTTTCAGAGTTAGTAAAATTAAAATCGTCAAACTTATAACGACCAGCAGAAGTTCTTGTAGCAATACTTGAAGACCAACCACTACCCGTGCTAAATTTTAATAGATTACCTGAAGCCGCTAATACCCCACTATTAAATACTTGAACCCCTAAAATTGCATTTGTACTATTTACTTGAGCAGTATCAAACTTACTACTTCCTGTAAGTCTTCGATAACCACCTTTTATACTTGGTTCAAAATTTTGTAAAGCTACTGCTGCTCCCGGTGGAATAGAAAAATCGTCCTTATCTAAAATAAGACCGCCACCTAAAGAGACTGTAACTGGTTGTATAGAGGAAGTATCTGGCATTAATAGTTATCCTGTACCTTTTAATTCTTCTTGAATAAATAGAGATACTGTAAGATCATTTGCAGCAGAAGATTGTGCTTTAAAAACATCACCTGCTTCTAGTACTATATAAGTAGAGTTAAGTTGCAAATAGTTATCTGCAGCTATGCTAAAAGTACTAAGTAAATCATACGTAGTACTTGCGGAAGTATCTGTCCATTGTAAGGTTATATTAGCTGCACTTGATCCATCTATGTTTGTTACCCATACTTCTTTTATAACCGCTGTAAAATTTACAGGGCAAGTATATACTGAGGTAAGGCTAGTATTAGCTAATGCTGCTGCTGCATTTTTTAATCTTAGTGCCACTAACTTTTGCCCTTACTACATACACAAGGATTTTCAAAAGAACATTGACAATTTTCGCATGTGCAATTTTCGCATGTACAATTTTTATTATTACACACGGCAGCAGCAGCATTAACATTATTCATTAGGAAACAGAAGCACTAAATGGCGTAGCTTCAGTTCCAGAAGCATTAAGCAAACCACTAACCGTATATTGGTTCGTAGCAATATCGGTTAATAGAACATAGTCGCCTATATTTACACCACCAGTAGTGGTGCCATCAAGCGTAATGGTATCTGAGGCAGCGACAGTAGGCCATGAAATAAGCGAAGCCGTACCACCCGCTGTAGTATCATTCGTCACAACTACTGAACCATCAATCGTATCGGTAGCATCTGCAACTTTAATTATGTAGTTAGAGGTATTGACAACAGATACAATAAACTTGTATTCATCGCCAGAACCTGTAGCTGCTGGAAGGGTAAAGGTACAGGCAGCATTACCACCTACTTCACCCATAAGTAAAATACGTCCTGCATGTTCTGCTTGAGTAATAGCATCCGTTGCAGTAAGAGTTACAACGTCACGAACAAGCGACCCTCCTAGAGTAGTAGTTCCTGCAGTAACCGTTAGACCACCAGCAGTAACAGTTAGACCGCCTGAAGTTACAGTCATACCGTTTTCAACAAAAACATCTTCCGGTACACGAGAAATGCCCTGTGTCATTTTAAAACTTGCCATTTTATATTCCTTTCTTTATTTATGTAGAATTAACAGTTTATCGTGTTGTTAATCCACGTATTAATATTATTATACAGTAGCACTAAACATGGTTGCGATGTTTGAGCCAGCGGCACAAGTTACCATGCCGCTTACTGTGTATTGATTAGAGGCTATGTCAATTACTTCAACGTAGTCTCCAATAGCACCACCACCACTAGTAGTACCATTAAGAGTTATGGTATCTGAAGTGGCTGCTGTTACAAAAGAAGTAGCAGCAGTACCATCTGCATCAGTAATTATAATTTGCCCATCTATTGTATCTGAATCATCGGCCACCTTAATTAAGTAATTAGATGTATTGACTACTGAAACAACAAATTTAAATACACTTCCAGTTCCTGTAGCAGCAGGAAGAGTAAAAGTAGCTGCAGCATCACCACCAACTTCACCCATAAGAAGAGTTCTACCTGAATGAATAGCTGTAGTGATTGCTCCCGTTGCAACAAGCGTTATAATATCTTGTGTATGCCTGTCAACATTTGCGCTTATAAGTCCTGCTAAAATTCCCATACTATTCTCCTTATGACAGTACTAAACGCATGGCTACATCAGTACCACCTACACGAGCATAATTTAAGTACTGAGAATTGCCTACCTGTTTTGGGACAGTCATTGAGTGCAGTCCTGCAGCTAGTTTAATGTCATTTGCTGTGCTTACTGCCGCCGTACTTGAACTACTAAAATTAACGTATGCTTCTCCATTTAAATGAAGGGTAGCTACATTGTAGTTTGAAACATTTGTTCCGGCTGCACTAGAACCTACAGTAATTGCAGACTGCACACTCCAAAACATATTGTTACCTTGAGGTGTTTGCGTCATTTTATTTTCCTTTCTTTGTGTCTAAAAAGATGAAGATGTGGTATATGCAGAATTACTTGAGCGAGGAATGTAGGTTGAACGCATATAATCAAATCTATTTATCAAAAGTGTTTGCATATGTTTTATACCATCATTAAATAATGCAAAACTTCTTTCATATAAAGGTACTTCACTTCGATACAAATACACGTAAGATACAGCCCCGTCTACAATTATATGTTTAAATCTGTCTGGAATAGTCGTAGTATCACCATGAACAGATAAATCTGAGGTTGGAAATGTATAATAATCAAAAGCTAATGTGTATGCTTTATTAGGGTATGGGAATAAGCCATATCTATCATCAGGAGCACGGAATACATGAGTAGGAATACTCCCACCGTCAAATTGAGTTACAGTGTCATCTGCTGAATATGAAGCAGCCGTAGTTCCTCCTGCTGCTCTCGTAGCTCCGGTAAAAGTAGTTGAACTAGTTCCTGTATACGTAATTTCTTCTGTACCAATAACAATTGTCCCAGTAGAATCAAATCCAGTAGTAGAATCTACTGTTATAGTTGTAACAGAATCTGTATGAGAGCCATCTAACGCTGTACTAACTACCTCATCTTCTTGATTAATGTACATATCTAAATAGTCATGGTAATCTATTGCGGATAAATGCTGAGTAGAATTACCTAATGAAGAACTTTTCTGTACTCTAAAAGAAGCATAATCAACCCATTTTGTAGAAGTAGGCAATGAGTATCGAGTAATACCTGCCGTAAGTGTTTTAGACGCTTCAGCAGCATTAAAAGGCCAAGTAAATTCTCTTTGGTTTATATATCTGATAGCTTGATTTACTGCATTTTTTGCTTGGGTTTGAATGCCACGAGAGCTACTAAAATCAGATGAAGTTAATTGTACTTCATTCATTTTTGCAAGAACATCATTTGTATATATTAAAAAGGTGTTTGCCATTTGCTGTCCTATATATGTAAGTATGGTGGGGAGAAGAATGTTCCCCTCCCCACCAAATTTAACTAAGCAAGTTGATCTCTATCAACTTCATCGGCTTCGTCTGCGTAACCATTTACATCAACAAGACATGCATAAACTCGCAGTCTTCCCACAGTAACATCAGCAGAAGCAGCGATCAACTTAACGTCAATCGTATCCGTAGTCGTTACGAAACATTCAAACAAAGAATCAGCACCAGTAATAACGTCATTAGACTGACCATTTGATCCTTCAGCAAGAATACCCGTAGAGGTAACATCTCCAGCATCGATAATATCATCACCAGCAGCAAAATCAATGTCTACTGTTGGAGAGCTACCATCAAAGGCTTTAATCACTTCAGCCCCAGCAAATAAAACAAAAGTATTTGCAGGGATTTCTAGAAGCTGGAAAATGTCGCCATTCGTACAGCTATAGCCATCTGCAGTTAGAGCGTCCACATCAAGGATAGCATCTACCATTCTCATGGCACTACCGGGACGAGTAACTTGAAGCGAAGCAATAGAAGATGCACTTACGCCAGTAGTGGCTTTGGATGTCATATCAAAAGTTGCCATTGTACGTACTCCTCTATGCTATATTGTAAATCGCAGTGGCAATTGCTTCTGGACGCAAAATCTTACGACCATAAAGGTGCATACCACGCACGATATCAGCAAAGCTATCAGGATCACGATACGATTCCGTTTTCGTAATCTGGCTCGCGGTGGCTACTGAAGCTGAATGTCCAGCAACAATAATACCATAGTTGGATTTCTGGTTTGCCGTGCCACTCGTGCCCGGACCAGTACCTACTGATGGAAGATTGTTAGAGACATAAACTTTGAAGCCGTAAAGATTGTTGAGTACAAGACCGTTGCGTAGTGCTCCAGCTTCACCAAAATCTTGATTCAAAAGACGCGAATCTTCATCCATCAAAACTTCCATGAAATGTGGAGACACAACTAGCCAACGACCATCTTTGTCAACAAACTGAGTGTCTAAAAGCCGACCCATCCTAGCAATAACCATGTTAGGCGAAGCCGTAGCAGTCGGAAGCGCACTAGCTCCCGGCAACCGTGGCGCAAGAGGAATTGAATGATCCCCCGCCGACGTAGTGGTAATACTGCCAAAAGAATCTTTCCTGACTTTCATTGAAGTCAGCAATTCATCTGAACCAGCAGTAGACACAGCCTTGGTTCCAGAAACCGTAGTATTAGCGGTACTGGCTACAGAGCTAATAGAACCTTGAGTATGCCCCGAAAGGTAACCCAATACTTCCATATCATACTGATCTTTAAGGCGATAACCCGCACGATCAGATGCCACTGTCTGAAAATTCACATGAGAATGCGCTTCTTCAATATCGTCAACCTTAAAGGCAAAGTAATTAGCCTGATCTACGACCAAACTAAAATCTTCATCGTCAAGGTCTTGAGGAGAGATTTGAGTACCACGAGCATACGATCTGACCGTGATCTCAGGTTCTTTGATAATACGAACAGTATCACCAAAACTTGCGATATCACCAAAATAATCGTTATTGGTAATACCTTCAGCTACAGAACTTTTACGAAAAGCTACCTGTACCTGCTTAGAATAAATAACAGGGCTAAAATTGCCATTCGGCAAATTGTTATACCCTGCCGCACGTTGAAAAGCCATAATATTTTTCCTTTTCTAGTTACGAGTGAGCAGCAAGGCTCACAAGTGTAACATAAATGTCACACCTCAAGGTTTAACTTTTCTAGGGGCCAGATACAGAGAGGGTAAGACAAACAATGATCAATAGTTTATCGGCCTTGTTTACTGGGTATACCGAAAAGCTTAGTATAAAGAAATAGGGATAGCACATTAAATATGGGCCTAATTCTTTTGGTAGTACCTTTATAGCTAAATATTGTACTTTGTCAAGTTAAAAATACAATTTATCTAGCTTCTCCAGAAATATCATAGACAAACTTTCCTGCTCGGATTGCTTCCATAATAGTATCTGAATTTTGTTCATACTCATCAGCACTCATTTTATCCACAATAGACTCTTTCCATTGCGAAACATTTAGATTTTTATCTGGAGAGCTTCTTTTACTTCTTGTATTTACTTGTTCAGCAGCAGATTTATTTTTAGCAGCTTTGCTGGGTTTAGTTAAGGATATATCTTTATCTACTTTGTATAAGTCAATTGCCCTAGCTGCAGAACGTGCGTCTGTTTCATTTTCATAAAGAGCTTCTTGAACCCATTTTGGTTGTTCATCCGCCCATTGATGGAAGTCATCAGTAGAACGAATATCTTCAAAATCAGGATGCAATGAAAAAAGTTCTGCTTCTGCTTTTTCTTTTTTAGCTGAAGCTTGTAACTTATTTATTTCTTCCATTCTAGCTTCTAAATCTTCAGATTGTTCTTTTGCCTTTTTAATAGCAATTGTTTA